TATCAAAGACTGGAGCAGATGCTAAAAAAATGTTCACAGATAAAGTTGTACCAATCTCGGTTAATTATCCATTCTTCTTTAAACCGATCCAGGATGGTATGGATCGTCCTAAAACCGAATTGGCATATAGGGTCCCGGCATCTAAACTTACACGTCGAAAGTTGGAAATCAACGAAGAACTTAGAGAACTAGAAGGATTAGACACGACTATAGATTGGAAAAATACCGGAGATAATAGTTATGATGGTGAGAAATTAAAAATTTTAGCTCATGATGAAAGCGGTAAGTGGGAAAGACCTGACAATATAAAGAATAACTGGAAAGTAACTAAAACTTGTTTACGATTAGGGAAAAGAATTGTAGGAAAATGCATGATGGGAAGTACCTCAAATGCATTAGATAAGGGAGGAAAAAACTTTAAAGATATTTATTATGGTTCTGATGTTTTAAATAGAAATAAAAATGGTCAGACAAAAGAAGGTTTATATTCTTTATTTATTCCTATGGAATGGAATTATGAGGGATTTATAGATGTTTATGGTCAACCTGTTTTTGATAATCCTTCCAAACCTATTATAGGAATAGATAAAAATCCTATAGATATTGGTGTAATTGAACATTGGGAAAATGAAGTAGAAGGACTTAAAAGTGATCAAGATGGTTTAAATGAATATTATAGACAATTTCCTCGTACTGAAAAACACGCTTTTAGAGATGAAACTAAACAATCTTTATTTAATTTAGTTAAAATTTATGAACAAATTGATTTTAATGAAGAATTAAATAATAAACTTCAATTAAGCCAAGGAAATTTTCAATGGGTTAATGGAATTAAAGATACACAAGTTATCTTTTCTCCTAATAATAATGGTAGATTTTTTGTATCATGGATTCCTCCACTTAATTTACAAAATAATGTAATATTAAAAAATGGGGGAAAATACCCTGGTAATGAACACATAGGAGCTTTTGGTTGTGATAGCTATGATATTTCAGGAACTGTAGATGGAAAAGGATCTAATGGGTCATTACATGGATTAAGTAAATTTTGTTTAGAAGATGCTCCAGCTAATAAATTTTTTTTAGAATATATTTCTAGACCTCCTACTGCTGAAATATTTTTTGAAGATGTATTAAAGGCATTAGTGTTTTATGGAATGCCTTTATTAGCAGAAAATAATAAACCAAGATTATTATACTATTTAAGAAGAAGAGGATATAGAAGATTTTCTATGAATAGACCTGATAAAGTTTGGAACAAATTATCTGTTGCTGAAAAAGAAATAGGAGGAATTCCTAATTCTAGTGAAGATATTAAACAATCACATGCAGCAGCTATTGAAACCTATATTGAAGATCATGTAGGAATGGACAATGAAGGCATACATGGAGAAATGTTTTTTCAAAGAACCTTAGAAGATTGGTCTCATTTTGATATAAATAATAGAACTAAACATGATGCTAGTATTAGTTCGGGATTAGCTATTATGGCGTGTAATAGAACTAAATATAAACCTGTAGCTGATAGATCAGTTAAAAAAGTGAATTTAGGAATAAAGAAATATGACAATGAGGGACTCACATCTAAAATACAACGAATAAATGATTTATACTAATACAAGAAGTTCTTTTCCTGATCAGGTGGTACCTGAGGCAGAGAAAATGAGTTTAGAATATGGGTTACAAGTAGGTAGAGCAATTGAAGGAGAATGGTGGAGTGCAGCTTATGGAGGTTATAGGTATCAACAGAATTATAATATATTTTATAATAGAAGATTATATGCTAGAGCTGAACAACCAGTTCAAAAATATAAAGATGAATTAGCTATAAATGGTGATTTATCTTATTTAAATTTAGATTGGAAACCAGTACCTATTATACCTAAGTTCTTAGATATTGTTGTAAATGGAATGTCTGGAAGGTTATATGATATTAAAGCGTATGCTCAAGATCCAGCTTCTCAAAAACTTAGAACTGATTACGCGGAAGCATTACATAAACAGATCGCAACTAGACAATTTATAGAAGAAGTTAAATCTCAATTAGGTGTAGATTTAGCTGGTATACAAAAAGAAGGAATTCCCACGTCAGAACAAGAGTTAGAAATTCATATGCAATTAGATTACAAACAATCAATAGAAATTGCAGAAGAAGAAGCTATTACTAATGTATTAGCTAGAAATAAATATGATTTAGTAAGAAGACGATTTACTAAAGATTTAGTTACATTAGGAATTGGAGCTGTAAAAACTAATTGGAATCGTTCTAATGGTATTACTGTAGATTATGTAGATCCGGCTAATTTAGTCTGGTCGTATACTGAAGATCCTAATTTTGAAGATATTTACTATGTAGGAGAAGTTAAATCTATTAGTATTCCAGAACTTAAAAAAGAATTTCCTGATTTAACTGATAAAGAATTAGTAGAAATACAACGAATGCCGGGTAATACTAATTATACTAGAAATTGGGAAGGAAAAAATAACAATAATACCGTCCAAGTTTTATATTTTGAATACAAAACTTATGCAGATCAAGTATTTAAAATAAAGCAAACTGATCAAGGATTAGAAAAAGCCATTGAAAAAACAGATGAATTTAATCCTCCTCCTAGTGATAATTTTGATAGAGTATCTAGATCAATAGAAGTATTATATCATGGAGCTAAAATACTAGGACATCCTATTATGTTAAGGTGGGAAGTTGCACAAAATATGACCAGACCTTTTTCTGATATAACTAAGGTTTATATGAATTATCAGTTATGTGCTCCAGAATTATATAAAGGTAGAATTAATTCATTAGTAGAAAGAATGATTAGTTTTGCGGACATGATACAATTAACTCATTTAAAGTTACAACAAGTATTAGCTCGTATTGTGCCAGATGGTGTTTTTGTAGATGTAGATGGATTAGCTGAAGTGGATTTAGGAAATGGAACTAATTATAATCCCCAAGAAGCTTTAAACATGTACTTCCAAACTGGTAGTATAGTAGGTAGATCTATGACCCAAGATGGAGATATGAATCCCGGTAAAATTCCAATTCAGGAATTACAAACATCTTCACATGGTCAAAAAATTCAATCTCTTATTCAAACTTACCAATATTATCTTCAAATGATAAGAGATGTAACGGGATTAAATGAAGCAAGAGATGCGAGTACTCCAGATAAAGACGCGTTAGTAGGATTACAAAAATTAGCAGCAGCTCAATCTAATGTAGCCACAAGACATATTTTACAAGCTAGTTTATATTTAACTCTTCGAGCGTGTGAAAATATTTCATTAAGAGTGGCTGATTCTATAGAATATGATTTAACTAGAGAAGCTTTAATTAATAGTATTAGCATGTATAACACTGCTACATTAGAAGAAATGAGAAATCTTAATTTATTTGAATTTGGGATTTTCTTAGAATTAGAACCAGATGAAGAAGAAAAGCAAATGCTAGAACAAAATATTCAAATGGCAATTCAACAGAAAACTATTAATTTAGATGATGCTATTGATATTAGACAAGTAAAAAATCTTAAATTAGCTAATCAATTACTTAAACTAAAACGTAAACAAAAATCAGAACAAGATCAACAAGCTCAACAACAAATGATTCAAGCTCAAGCTGAAGCTAATGCTAAAGCAGCTGAACAAGCGGCTATGGCAGAAGTTCAAAAGCAACAAGCTTTAAATGAAACTAATATTCAATTTGAACAAGCTAAATCTCAATTTGAAATTCAACGAATGGAAAGAGAATCTCAAATAAAACAACAAATGTTGGAGATTGAATTTGTTTATGATATGCAATTAGAGAAACAAAAACAAGGAGCAACTTCTGAAAAAGAAGTAATGATTGAAGATAGAAAAGATAAGAGAAGTAAACAAGAAGCTACTCAACAAAGTCAATTAATAAACCAAAGTCAAAACGATTTATTACCAACGGATTTTAATAATCCAGCTATTTAATTATATATATATACTATGGAAGAAACAAAACAGGTTCATAAAGAACCAGAACAACCAGTGGCTGATCATAAAGTTGAACCACTAAAAATCAAAAAAAGACCTAAAAATTTAGGAAAAAATAAGAAAAAAGAGGTTAAAATAGATCTTGCTAAAATAAAAGAAGAGAAAGATGCCGTTCAAGAGTCAAGCTCAAAGGAAGAAGTGTTACAGTCTACTCCACAAATCGAGGAGAAAAAAGAAACGCCCGAAGTGGAATTGCAAATTGTGGGATCAACACACAACGAAACCTCTACCGAAGAAAGTAAGGAAGAAGAAAAAATAACTGTTATAGAAGAAATAAAAGAATCTTCTCCTACTTTTAAACAAGAAGAAACTATTTCTTCTCCTCCGATTCCTACACTTCCAGAAAATGTAGAAAAATTAGTAGATTTCATGAAAGATACTGGAGGGTCAGTTGAAGACTACGTGAGATTGAATGCTGATTATAGCAATATAGATGATACAGCATTATTAAAAGAATATTATAAAAATACTAAACCTCACTTATCAGAAGATGATGTAGAATTTCTTATGGATGAGAAATTTAATTATGATGAAGAATATGATGAGGAAAAAGACATTCGCAGGAAAAAACTTGCGATTAAAGAAGAGGTTGCAAATGCCAAAAACCATTTGGAGGAATTAAAAAATAGTTATTACCGAGAAATTAAAAATAGACCGGGAGTAACTCAAGACCAACAAAAGGCAATGGAGTTTTTCAACCGACACAAACAAGAACAAGAAATAGCTACTCAACGTCACGAGGTGTTTAATGATAATACTAAAAAGTTTTTTTCTAATGAATTCAAAGGTTTTGAATTTAATGTTGGAGAGAAAAATTTTAGATATAATGTTAAAAATCCTACAGATGTTGCAGCCGCCCAATCTGATATCGCCACATTTATTAAGAAGTTCTTAAATGAAGATGGGAGTGTTAAAGATTACACTGGCTACCACAAAGCTATTTATGCAGCACGAAATGCAGACACAATTGCACAACATTTCTACGAGCAAGGCAAAGCCGATGCAACTAGAGATATTGTAACTAATTCTAAGAACATAGATAACACGGCGCGTGTAGCGCCTTCGGATAACACCGAGTTAAAGTTTGGAGATTTTACAATTAAAAGTATAAGTGGTGCAGATAGTTCTAAATTAAAAATTAAACGAAAATAATAAATTATGGCGTTTACAAGTATGCATGCTGGATTACAACCGTATCCAGAGAGGATGGCATTGTCGACGAATTATTTGCAATGGACTGATAGTGCGGGAGCATTAGGGTTTTTAGATTTTGCAGATTTCGCTCAACAATATCTTCCAGAATTATATGAACAAGAAGTAGAGAGATTCGGTAATAGAACAATCTCTGGCTTTTTAAGAATGGTCGGTGCTGAGATGCCCATGACCTCAGATCAAGTAATCTGGTCTGAACAAAATAGATTACATATTGCTTATGATGAAGTTGCAATTGCTGGAGCAGTATTTACTCCAACATTACCAGCTGGTACACCTCAACACGCGGTGAGAGTAGGTAATACTATTGTTGCTTTTAATCCTGCTAATGGTACAACATTAAAAGGTCAAGTTACAGTAGTAAATGCGGCTGCTACAAACTTTACCGTTGCTTGTTATACACAAGTAGGTTGGGCTGGATTAGATCTTACTGGTGCAGCTACAAACAGATTATTTGTTTATGGATCTGACTTTGGTAAAGGAACAGATGGAATGGATGACAGTATTGAACCTGCATTCACTCAATTTTCCAATAAACCAACTATCATAAAAGATACATATCAAATTAATGGTTCTGACACTGCTCAGATTGGTTGGGTTGAAGTTGCTACAGAAGATGGAACCTCTGGGTTCTTGTGGTATATGAAAGCTGAATCAGAAACTAGATTAAGATATGAAGATTATCTTGAAATGGTATGTGTTGAAGGTGAAATTGCCGCTGCAGCATCAGATGTTGCTGCGTTAGGTGCAGATGATACTTCTTATGGTACACAAGGTATGTTTTCCGCTATTGAAGATAGAGGAAATGTATATTCAGGTTTCTCTGGTGCAGCTGCTCCAGGAACTGGTGCTTTAGGAGATTTTGACACTATCTTACAGCAATTAGATAAGCAGGGTGCTATTGAAGAAAATATGCTTTTCTTAGATAGAGCTACTGCATTAGATTTTGACGATATGATCGGTGCTCAAGCTGGTGGAGGTTATTCTTCAGTCGCTTCAGCTTCTTATGGTCTATTTGACAACTCTACGGAAATGGCATTAAATTTTGGATTTTCAGGGTTTAGAAGAGGTTCTTATGACTTCTATAAAACTGATTGGAAATATCTAAATGATGCTTCTACTAGGGGAATGGTTGATAATATCAAAGGGGTTATGATCCCAGCTGGTACTTCAACTGTTTATGATCAAATGATGGGTCAAAATATAAGACGACCATTTCTACATGTTAGATATAGAGCTTCGGAAACAGATGATAGAAGATTAAAATCTTGGATCACTGGTTCAGTTGGTGGAGTTTATACTAACAATTTTGATGAAATGCGAGTTAATT